GGATTGGTGCCCACTTCTCCTGTAGAGCCTCCTGATTAATGGGGGCTAACATTTGAAATTTACCTCTTAAAAATGTTTAGTTTGACTTATAATTTAAAAATCACTTTTTAGAAACTCTATTCAGAGTTTGAAGATATCTTTCCATAACACCGGAAACTTCCTGCATTGTTGGTTGAGATGTTTCTTCGGATAGATTCTCTGACTTGTCTCTTTGAGCTCCAGCATTCTCAGGGAAGTATGAATCCCTTAGAGTTACTAGCTTCTCACGATAGTCTGCTTCACTTTCAAACTCAACATTTTCAGCAAGACCAGCGAGCTTGTCTCTCTGAGTATCGGCAAGACCCTCAGTGACTTCAGCAAAAATTCCATCAGCAGTGGACTCAGCTAGTTTACGGTTTAGAGC